CAACCCGCTTGCCGTCAACCCGCTCAAGTACGGCAGCAGCGAGGTCGATCCCGACCCCGTGGTCGCGCTGCTCAAGCTGCGCAACGAGATCTACGCGATCAACCGCAACACCATTGAGGTGTTCGACAACGTGGGTGGGGACTTGTTCCCATTCCAGCGGATCGACGGCGCGCAAATCATGCGCGGCGCGGTGGGCACGCATGCCGTGTGCGTCTTTGGCGACGAGGGCCTCGCGTTCCTCGGAGGCGGCCGGAACGAGCCACCGAGCATCTACCTTGGCGGCAACGCCTCCAGCGCATCGCTGGCCACGCAGGATGTCGATCTGCTGCTGCAGACCTACACCGAAGCGCAACTCGCCACGGTCAAGCTGGAGGCCCGCATCGACCGGGCGCACAAGCTGCTGTACGTCCATCTGCCCGACCGCACGCTGGTCTACGACCACGCGGCGAGCCAGGCGCTGCAAATGCGGATCTGGTTCACGCTCACTAGCGCCACGGCTGGGTTCTCGCAGTACGATGTGCGAAATCTGGTGTGGGCCTACGACAAGTGGCTCGTAGGAGCATCGCCTTTGCTCGGGCAGGACTCACTCTTGCTGGCAGAAACTGGCGATGTGATCATCACGGAAGGCGGCGAAGACTTGTCAGTCGGCGTCTATGGATTCGCTGGCTACCTCGACCGCAAGATCAGCAGCCAGTGGGGCGAGAAAGCCCGCTGGGAGTTCTCCACGCCCATCGTCTACAACGAGAGCAAGGGCGCGATCTTCCACGAACTCGAACTCGTGGCGCTGCCTGGGCGCGTGACTATTGGATCGAACCCGACCGTCTCGACCTCGTACTCCACCGATGGCCTGTCGTGGAGTCAGGATCGGTTCATCGGGGCCGGCAAGACAGGCGACACCCGCAAGCGTCTCGTCTGGTTCCAGCAGGGCAATATGGAGAGCATCCGCATGCAGCGCTTCCGGGGCGACTCGGACGCGCACATCTCTTTCCTGCGGCTGGAGGCGCGGCTTGAGCCGCTGAACGTCTGATGCCGACCCAGACGCCCCCGCTGCGCCTGACGCGGGATCAGCTTGCCACGTTCCTGACGGATCAGAAGCAGATTCGCGCCTTTGAGAACCTGTTCTCCATCGTGGAGGACATTGCGCCCGATGTTGTGCAGCAGGTGCTGCTCGCGGCCGGCAACGCGCAGGCAGCGGCCACGGACGCGCAGGGCCAGGTGCAGAGCGCAGAGCAGGCGCTGGGCACGATACTCGCGGCGTGTGAGGCCAAGGCCACGCTGGCGCTGCAGCAGGTGCTCGCGCTCAAGCACATCGCTGACTTCGTGGAGACTGCGCCGCCCCCGCGCGAGTTCAAGCGCAGCCGCTACGGGTCGTTCTACAGCACCGCCACGCAGACGGCGACCGTCATCAACACGGCCAAAGAAATCACGTTCAACACGACCGATCTGTCTCGCGGCGTGTACATCGGTACACCGACCTCGCGCGTGTACGTGGACACCGAGGGCATCTACAACTTCCAGACCAGCATCCAGCTTGACTCGACCGTCTCGACGGCGCAAGAGTTCTACCTGTGGTTCAGGAAGAACGGCGTAGATGTCACGAACTCGGCCAGTCAAGTGCGCACTCAGGGCAACAACGCCGAGATTTTCGTGGCATTGAACTTCTTCTTCAACCTCAAGGCCGGCGATTACGTCGAGATTATGTTCAGCGTGACTGATCTTGGCGTGCAACTGCTGGCCTCTGGCCCCGTGGCCCCTCACCCGGGCATCCCATCAATCATCCTGACCGTATCCAACAACATCGGGGGCATTGAATCATGACCGTAACCGTAGCAGTGCTCGTGCCCCCTAAGCAGATGGAGGCCGTGCAGACCACGCAGTACACCGCAACCAGCGTGCGGGCCATCATCGACAAGGCCACCGTGACGAACACCGACACGGTGGCGCGCACGTTCTCGGTGAACATCGTCACCAGCGGCGGGTCTGCCGGGAATGCCAACCTCGTCATCGACACGCGCACCGTGCAGCCCGACGAGACGTACCTGTGCCCTGAACTGGTGGGCCATGTGCTCGCGCCGGGTGGGTTCATCTCGACCATTGCCAGCAATGCGACCTCGCTCACGCTGCGGGTGTCTGGACGCGAGATCACTTGAGGGGTATGATGGCATCCGCTGAGTCTGTCGGCCGCCAGCAGCCACCGGGAGGTGCCATGCTGCGTGAGAATTTCGAGCAAGTGTTCCGGCTCCCGCCTGCTGCGGTGGAGTGGCTGCTCGCGCTGTACGACTGCATCCAGGTGCTCGACGATGTGGCCGATGGCGACAAGGTGGAGCGCGCAGATCTGGACGCGGCGATCTGGAACCTCTTGTTCGCGCTGCCGGCCAGCCCGTTTTTCCAGCAGCACAGCGCCGTACTCTTGCCGCTCATCTCGCAGGCCATCCTCAAATGGCAGGCGTCGGACGCAGCCGAGCGTGCCGGGAATCCGAGCGCGATGGCGTTCGCTTGGCGTGCCGGGTACTACGACATCGTGCTGTCGGTGGTCTGCATCTGCCACGGGGCAGCGGCGGCGGTGAAGGCCGCGCCGTTTGTGATGCAGACGTATGGCGAGACGTTCGACGCCTATCTCAACGAATTCGATGGAGGGCGCGATGCCTGAAGCAGCCACCGCACTGGTAGCCGGGTCGAGCGTACTCGGCAGCGCCATGCAATCCCGCGCTGCGGGTAAAGCCGCAGGCCAGCAGGCCGACGCCGCACAGGCCGGCATCGAGGAGCAGCGCCGTCAGTTCGAGGAGATGCAGAAGCTCCTCGCGCCTTACGTCCAGGCCGGCCAGCCCGCGCTACAGGCGCAGCAGGCAATGCTCGGCCTCGGGGGCGCAGAGGCGCAGCAGCAAGCCATCGCGGGAGTCGAGCAGAGCCCCCTCCTGCAGTCGCTCATGCGCCAAGGCGAGGAGGCCATGCTGCAGAACGCATCGGCTACTGGCGGCCTGCGAGGCGGGAACCTGCAGGGCGCGCTGGCTCAGTTCCGGCCGCAGATGCTGCAGGAGGCGCTCGACCAGCAGTACGCGCGCCTCGGCGGGCTCACGGCGCTCGGGCAGCAGTCCGCTGCGGGCGTGGGCGCGGCGGGGATGCAGACGGGCCAGCAGATCGCCGGCCTCCTCGGTCAGCAGGGTGCAGCCCGCGCAGGCGGCACGCTCGGCCGCGCGTCACCGTTCGCCAGCCTGCTCCAGATGCCGGCTCAGATTTATGGCATGGGGATCGGAAGCGGGAAGATTCCGTTCCCGTCGTTTGGGGGTGCTCCGAGTGGCTACGGCGGCGGGCTGCCCTCGGGGATGATCCCGAGCGGCGTGCCGATGTAAGGAGGCTGACACATGGCACTCGGCCCGATCAACTACCAGATGCAGGTCGCCACGCCGTTTGAGAGCGTGCTGCAGGGGATGACTGCTGGCGCGAAGATGGCTGACATCGAGGCGGCGCGGATGCAGCGGCTGGCTCAGACCGAGGCGGCGCGGCAAGCGGCAGTGCAGGCTCAGGCGAAGTTCGACCGTGAGCAAGCGTTCGAGACGGCCAAGCAATCCTACTTCGCCAACCCTGCCCGCACTGGTGCGGACTTCGACCGGCTGCTGGCCCAGGCCCCTGACAAGCAGGCGCTGGACGCGCTCAAGGCTGCCGGCGAAAGCGCAGGCGCGGAGCGGATCGGCAACGCGAAGCGGTTCTACGGGCAGCTACTGTCTGCCATCGAGGTCGATCCGAACATCGCTAAGCAGATCGTGGATGAGCGCATCGCGGGCGAGCAGGACCCGAACAGCAAGCGCGGCATGGAGGTCATCCGCAAGGCGCTGGACATCAGCCCGGAATTTGCGCTTGAGCAAGTTGAATTGCTCGGCGGTGCTGGGCTGGGGAAGGAGTGGATCGACTCGGTGGCTGAGGTGCGTAAGGCGCGGCAGGCGAGGAAACTCGCTCCCCTTGAGGAAGCCATCAAGCGCGCCCAGGCCGGCAAAGAGGGATTCAAGGCCACCAAGTCAGGCTACGAGGCCGGCATCAAGTACCTTGAGCTGCAGTATGCGCCGGGGAAACTGGCCGATGAGGTTGCCAAGCGTGCGGCCGATCTGAAGCTGACCGGAGCGCAGACCCAGCAAGCTGTCGCCGCC